GCGCCAGTACCAAAGCCATTTCACATGAGGACAAAATCATGACGGTTATCACCTACGGTAAGTCAACCTTCGCTGGCAATGCTAAAGCTCGCCGTCATGCGCGGCGCAGAAAGCTAGCCATAGAGCGCGACACCATCTGCAATATCATCGATTCAATTTTAGGCTGCGATGCTCCTGATGCTTCTCATGAGGTCAAAGCCAAAAGAATTGACCGCGTTACCAAAGCCATTTCGCTTGCCGGAACGCGTCAGAAGAAAGTTGAAGTAACAGCGGTTAAGAAGAACCGCATTTACTACCGGGACGTTAACCCGCTCGGGAATAAAATCCATGCCGTTCAGCGCATGAAGCTGAGCAGTAAGCCGCTTATTTGAGGTGAGATATGGAAGAAGAATTTGAAGAATTCGATGAGCATCCACAGGACGTGATGAACCAATACCAGGAATATGCATATGGCTACGACTATTGATACCAACCAATGGTGTAGCCGCTTTGTGAAATGCAAAGGCTGCAAGCTTGATTCTGAATGCATGGTGAAGCCTGAGGAAATGGCTCTTGTTAGGGAAGATGGAAAGATTGTCGATAAATGGGCAATCAGAACCACGGCAATGATTGCCAGAGAGCTGGAAAAACTAAAGGCTACATAGTTGGTCTTCTTTTATCTCACTTCAAATATCTAATCAGGTCGCAATGCGGCCTTTTTTATTGCCAAAATTTAAGGAATAACAACATGAATTCAGCAGATTTATCGAAGATTCTTGAGTATGAGCCTTCTACAGGAGTTTTCCGGTGGAATAAATCTAAAGGAACAGCATTGGCTGGTGATGTCGCTGGTTCTGTTAATCATCACGGTTATCGAGAGATAACAATTGATGGGAAAAAGCTACAAGCAAATAGGCTGGCATGGTTATTCGTTACTGGTATGTTTCCTAATGGCGTAATTGATCACATAAACAGAGTCAGGGATGACAATAGATTCTCTAATCTAAGAGATATTTCAGTTGCTGAAAACAATCTAAACAAATCCATTAGGTTAGATAATAAATCTGGAACACCTGGAGTTAATTGGGATATTAAAAGAGAAAAGTGGAGAGTCACTGGACAGATCAATAGAAAGCAAAAGCATCTTGGGTATTTCAAAAACATTGATGATGCAATAGAGGTCAGAAGGATATTTTGCAGAAAACATTATTTAACAAGTAAAGAATATGCAGATGAAGTTACTGAGTAAGCGTATTTTTGGCAGCGAATAAGCACCTATAGCAGATTTACGAGTCTGCTATGTGAGCAATATCGCTCGTAACCAAACGAGGAAGACGACTCGTTCTGGTTAATCGAAAAATCATCCCTTGATGTTATTTGCCGTTCGCAGTCAGGGCGGCTTTTTTTTGCCAGTATATCAATAGCGCTTCATATCGAGGCGTTTTCGCTATGCCAATAAATAAACATAAGGAACTTCCCATGATGCAACTCAGCTTTGCGGGAAGCGGCGTCATGTCCGCTTTTTACCCCGCTGAATCCGAATTATCAAAACGTATTCGTCGCCTTATTCGCTCTGTCCGTAAGCAACTGGAGGCGTTATGCAAAGCCAAATAACAATCAATCACCAGAAGTTAATTGCAGCACAAAGCAAGGCTGTTATCGCTCGTTTTCTTGGTGACGGACACATGTGGAAACAAGCTACCGAGGAAATGAAATCAGCAATCAACTTTCCATGGTACCGCAAGAAATGAGCATCGCTGACGCATGGACAGATGATGCTTTTATCCGATTAATGCAGGACATGCTCAATCAGCAGAAAGAACAGGAGAACGATGATGATTCTGACTCTGAATGATAAGCGTGAAATATCGCAAATCATCGCAAGTTTTACCGATGATGATTATGAACGAATTAACAGTGAAGTTGATCGCCTTTGCAAACGTTGCGACCCAATAAGCGAAATGCTTCGCTCATATAAACCAGATGAGCACACTAAGGACGCTATCGACTGGCTGGAAGATGATGATTGTAACTACCAGGAAAAAGCCGCTGAATGGTTCTGGGATGCAATAACCGATAGAGTTAAGGCTGAATATGCCTTCGCAATATTCAAACGCAGACACATTTATGGAGAAGCAGCATGAGCAATATCGTTGAATTCGTTAAACAGCAGGAGCACTTATTCTGCGGGGCATTGACTGAACAGACGGTGACATGGGCTAAGGAAAGCCAGTTTGCAATTCAGTATTTCCAGAAAAACGATTACCTGGCTAAAACGGCACTGGCAAATCCAACCAGCGCACAGAACGCCATCATCAATGTTGCCGCCATAGGAATCACATTAAACCCGGCGAGCAAACTTGCTTACCTTGTGCCACGTGATGGCATGGTTTGCCTTGATATCAGTTACATGGGATTACTTCACCTTGCACAGTCGACAGGCTCAATTAAGTGGGGTCAATGCAAACTGGTGTACTCAAACGACACCTATGAATCAAACGGCCTTGATTCAGCACCAACCCACAAATACAACGCATTTGGTGAGCGAGGCTCTATTGTTGGTGGTTATTGCACGGTTAAAACAGCAGATGGTGACTACCTGACTGAAGAAATGAGTCTGGCAGAAATTAAAGCTGTGGAAGCAACGAGCAAGGCAAAGAATGGACCGTGGAAGACATTCTGGGAAGAGATGGCGCGCAAAACAATAGTTAAACGCGCCAGCAAATACTGGCCTAAAGCCCAGCGACTGGATAATGCCATTCACCTGCTTAACGAAGATGAAGGCATGCATCAGGAACCAGTTATGCCGCATAAATCAGAGGAAGATATCCGCGAAGATGAACGGAAACGCCAGCAGGAAATAATGGATAAGGCACAACTACTTTGCGATGAAATTGCTCAGGCTGAAAACATGGATGATTTGAAGCGATATTTTGCAGAAGCGTATCGCCTGACATCTGGAATGAAATTGCAGCAGAACGTACAAGCAATTTACGCAGAATGCAAAGCGAAACTGGAGGTTGCCAGTGAGCAAACTGTATGAAATAGCTAATGAATACGCAAAATTGATGGATTCAGATTTAGAACCAGAGATGATTGCTGACACAATAGAAGGCATGGAAGGAGAATTTACCGATAAAATAGAGCAACTTCTTGCCATTATTAAAAATGAGTCTGGCTATGCTGAGCGCCTCAAGGAAGAGGCAAAGTCACTGAATGAACGAGCGGCAGTAATTCAAAATAAGATTGACAGCATTATGGCATATATAGCGTCATCGCTTGAAATGGTTGGCAAGAAAAAGATTAGAGCTGGTATTCACCAGGTGACAATCCGCAAACCGACAGAAACTGTAGAAATCATCGATTCCAGAGCCATTCCTCCAGAATACGTTGAGTTTGAAACAACAATTAAAGCCGACAAACTGGCAATTAAACACCAACTAAAAGCTGGAATAAATATCCCCGGTGTTTACCTCAAAGTTGGAAAAACTTCACTTCTTATCAAATAACGGTATCGCCTATGAAAAATACTCCATGGGAGAAATGGGAAGTCGATTTCTTGCGCGAAGTAGCGGCAACTATGCCAGTAGAAGTTATCGCCGAAAAGCTGGAGCGAACCGAAAAAGCGGTAATGACTAAGGCTACAAGAATAGGTGCTGAAATGGTTAGTCGCTTACGTGGTAGGCGCTGGACTCGCGCAGAAGTATCTCTCTTCGACAAATTCTCCGCAGAAGAAATAGCAATAGCAACCTGCCGATCAATTTATTCAGTGAGAGCCATGCGATACAAGCTAAACAAACTCAATGAAGAAAGAGTTGGCATACGAATAAATTAACTAAGAGGAGTTTACGATGAGAGGACTTGCATACAATCCAGACATTCTACCAGCCGAACTTATTATTAGGATGAAATTTAAACCAATGCCTACACGCGAGGAATTATTGCAGCGCAATTCATTTCCTTCTATTAACGAGAATAAATATTTGAATGCGATACTGAGGAGAGAAAAATGCAAGAGGTAAAAATTTACACCGCGTCCCCATCTGATTTATCTCCACCAGTCCAGTCTGAATCGTTCTGCGTTGACATGGTTCTGGCGTCTGATTATGCGGAGCTTGAGGCTAAATACGCGGCGTTGGCGGCGGATAACGATAAAGCAATGGAGTCACTTAAGCAGGGTGATGCAGTTGTTAAGTTGGCGCACGAGAAGTTTTCGGCACTGGCCGCGGAGAATGAGACGCTGAAATACCAAGAGCCAAAGCTGGCAGCGATGATGTCATGCCTTGATGCGTTCTATTCTGACGATGACGTCCCGGAACGAGCCATGATGACCGCCTATAACATTCTTCGCAAGTCGGTAGGCACCCCAGCCACCGACGCTTTTCTGGCGGAGATGCGGGCGCAGGCTCACAAGGAAGGCGCTTACTTTGTTGCTAACCGAATGCTGGCCGCATGGGATGCAGGATTTATCGACGACACAGCAAAGAACGCTGCGGACATCGCACGAATGATACTGATCTCCACAGAATTTATGGCTGATGCACCGGAAGGCGATTTTGATCGCTCATTCGCCGATGGCGTTATCGAAGATATCGCCGCCCAGCTTCGCAAAGGAGTGCAGTCATGATTACGGGAACCTCAAATTACGACGAAGTGCCGACGATACCCTGCAAAATCTGCGGCGGTTATTTCAAAGCCGATGATCCAGAAAATCACAAATGCGAGGGCCAGCCCAATGAGCAACATCGACAAACTCAATGACCATGAACTGGTTGATCTGAAAAGAGATATAGAGAGAGAACTTAAGCGACGCGCTGAAGGGCCAAAAATCACCACGTATTATGTCGTCTCCTGCATCACAGATGCTCAGCATTTTACTGATATGGACTGCGCCTTACGTTGCTTAAAACGTGTCACCGAAGACCTTATGGAGTGGGTAGCGGAATCCCCAGAAAATCGGGATTACGTCAATCGATGCACGGGTATTGTTGGGGCAAAACTCCAGGTGGAGGAGATGAATCTCGATCACTTCAACATGTGCGTTGCAGAAAAATATTTCGACGATATTTGTTATCCACCGGAGACAGCCCAATGAGCAACATCAAAGGTCCGCTTATCAGCAGTCAGCGCTACCTCGACAAGACAAAGGTAAACGACAGAGCGGCAAGATTTAAGCGCTTTATTGTATCTGTTTACCCGATAGTTCTGCGTGGGCAGCAATACACCATCCTGATGGATGGCCACCACAACTACGCGGCGGCAAAGCTTGCTGGCATAGAACCTGATTACCGACCAATCACCAAAAAGGTGCAGCGTATTCTCGGTGAGATGTCAGGGCGCGAGCGCGAGGCATTCTTCATCAACAACGTTACAGACAGCAACTACTACTTTGTTGAAACAGGCGAAGTGGTTCATGAGTTGGTTATGCCTGACACGTCCTGCAAATTCCAGGCGCACGCAGGTAACCAATGGATTTTTGGAGGTGCAGCATGACAATCGACAAACAGGCGCTGCGTGAGCGCTATTCACCAAAACCTGTACCTGAATGCCATATTTGCGGCGAGGAAATGACTATACAGCGCATGTCTGCCAGTCGAATTACCTATGGCTGCACGGGCGCGACATATGACGATAAAGGTTGCCACTACGCAGAAGGCCGCAGTATTGCAGATGACCACTACGAGCAATCACGCATCACTGTCGTCGATGTTAGTGACCCGGATGTGCTGGAGCTGCTGGATGAGCTGGAGCATTACAAATCACGCGAAGAGCGAGTTACAAAGCTGGTTCTGGATAACTCGACAAGTTGGGATGTTCTCTACGAGAAGCTTGAAGCCGCAGAGAAGCGTATTGCTGAACAGCGTGAGTATTACGAGGGCGTTATTGCTGATGGAAGTAAGCGCATCGCAGAACTGGAGAAAGGTCACCAAGAAGCCGCTAAGCAAATCAATTCCTGGCGTCGACTGGCGAAGCAGAATATCGCTGAGCGTGGAAAGGATATTTCTGAGCTGGAGGCTGCCCGTCAGCGCATAGCAGAACAAAACGCGATTGTAGCTGCTGCTGAAAAACTGGTCCGCTGCAAAGGTCGTTATCACAGCGAACTGAACTACCGGGCGCTTGCAAAACTGTTTGGTGTCGTTACGCCGGATTTACCACCACTTGAGCATGAAAACGTTCATTACGCAGACGCTGCTGAGGTGGAAATTACAGCGTTACGCCAGCGTATTCAAGAACTGGAGGCGAAGCTTGAAACTGCCGACAAGTTGCAGGATAGCGCATTCCGTGACGGCCTGAAAGCAGGGTTCAGTTATGGGCAGACAGATGACCAATCCGGATTCGCGCAGTGCATGTCCGCATATAGCACACGCGCTGGAATCAAGGTTAAGGGGGAGTGAGCATGACCGTAGCACTAAGAGATAAACGTCGTAGCGGGCAACGCATCCCAGGACTCGGAATGTCAAATAGGACATGGTTCGCGGTGCTGGATATTCCAGGCATGGAAAAACTTGTTAACCAGCAACATACCAATGACCCGCTCGATGTGACTCCATCCAAAGCGAAAAAGATGGCTGACATCGTAGAAGCATGGACACCACCTGAAGGATGGTCCAGTGATATGGCTGAAAAAATGAAGGGCTATATCGTCGAATTTCTTCTCGGTTGCAACGGATTCAGGAGCCACTAACCCATGACCACTATTACCAAAGAAGAAGTTAAGGCATTCATTGAGCAAATTGAATCCGATTTATCTAATGGGTGGGAAGCGCAGATATTCGAATTGAAGCTGGCGCGTATCGCACTGGCAGCGCTGGAAGCGGAGCCTGTAAGCCAAACTTACAAGTTGCCAGAATTAATCGAAGGCATGGAAGTTTCCATTGATGTAAGCACTTGTGATGCTGATGCCGGTAATCGCTATTTCGGCACCGTCACCGAGGTATCAGAACTGGACACAGCAAAGAATGGCTACATCCTTCTGGTTCAGGACGCAAAGCCAAATTTCGATGTGAATGGCAACACTCCGGTGCAAAGCCCAATCGATCACGGTTATCGACCAGAGTGCGAATGCTCAGGGTGCAAGGCTACAGCCAGAATATGCGCTGAACTGAACAACGAAGAAGCAGAAATTTTCGCCGATGGTTATAACGCTGCCATGCAGTCGTTCGGTAATTCCGAACAACTTAACTCTCCGGTAACTCCGGATGGTTGGATAAGCTGTAGTGAGCGAATGCCCGCTCAAGATGATTGGGTTTTAAGTTATTCAAAGCACGGCGAGTATTTGGCAGGTCAGGTGCAAGGGGAATACGTGGAGTTGAACGACGGCACGCTATCGTGGCTAGGAAGTGCCTTGCATTGGATGCTGCTACCAGAACCGCCGCAGCAGGAGGTGAAGTAGTGAATACCTCAGTAATTCGAACATACACAGAGCAGCTTGAGTCCACCATCGAAAAAGGCGTTGAGTTACGAGACTCAATGCGTCAGGAGATATCCCGACTCGAACGACTTGTTAAAGCTCAGAAGTCTGAAATCACCAATGCGGTTAATGCCAAGGAGTTGTACCAGCGCAGGCTTGGTAATTACAAAAAGCGTCTGATAGTTGAGCGGGAGAAGCGGCAGAAACTTGAAGGTCAGATTATCAAGCTAAAGCGGAAGATGAGTAATGGCTAAATCCGCAGCAGAGCGCAACTAACAAACCTCGCACAGTCGAGGATTTCTTTTATCTGAACTCGCCACGGCGGGTTTTGTTTTATGGAGACAAGAAATGTCAGATTTGGCTATGAAGGTTTTGAAATGGCAATCGACTGGCGATGTCGGCATCAGTAGCGCAACTCTTGCCTCAATCGCATGTGGACTGAAAAAGAATATCTATGGTCATAGCTTCGGTGCTCCACATGACGCAGCCGATTTCAGACGATGCGTTGCACTTGTTGAGCAGATTCCAGAAATCAGAGATTCATTCGACAAGGTTGCAAAGCGCGTTCCGGCATTCAAAGGAATCCTCAACGAATGGGATTCCCTCGTTGCTCTGTTGAAGTCTGAAATGAAGATACACGGAAACAAAGCGCCAGAGACTTACAGAAGAATCAGCGAGCTACGCAAGGACTAACCATGGAATCACACCGCCTCACACTCGATGAGGCCTGTGCATTTCTCAAGATATCCA